CCTTTGACTTTGATGCATACAAGTTTAAGGTAATTACTTGCGAGCATAACTACACACCCATGCGGGAGAAGTTAGCAGATTTGCTAACCTCAAAAGGATACACCAGGAAGTACACGGAATACTCGCGGTTTGATGACTGGTATGTTTTAAATGATTAAATGGTTAGGAACAATACTTTGTTTGTGTGGTATTTTTCTAACAAGTTTTAATATTTACCCATTAAATGTCGTGCTAAGTTTAATTGGTAGTACACTGTGGACAGTAGCAGCAATTATCCAAAGAGATAAGCCGCTATTCCTGGTAGAAGCAGTAGCAGTAGTGTTGTATATAGCAGGTTTAATTACATACATGAGGATGATATGAAAATAGCATATGCCGTAATCTTTGGCTGCTTTATCGTGGCCGGCAGTAAAGCATGTTACGCACAAGTAACAAGCTGGGAAAACAGTCCATACAACTGGAAGAACTCCGAACTTAATTACAACAACAGCTCCATGAATTGGAATAACAGTCCATACAATTGGAAAAACAGTGAGATGAATATTAATTCAAACACTGGGGTTTACGATAATAGCGGTAACCGAATTGGCTATGAGACAATTAGTCCTAGCGGCACAAGAAACTATTACGATAACAACGGCGATCGCCGAGCATACGGTAGATAAGAGGAAAGCATGATTGATTATTCAGAGTCATTATTGGCTATTGCAGAGAACCATAAGACCATCACCAAACTATTGCTTGATCGTAACACTAAGTCATCTGTTGATGAGATTAATAACTTAATCATTAATGCAATTGATTTGAAACAGTGGATCTCAAAAAATGCGCATAAATTTGACTAAGGCAGAGTTGCACATTTGTAGGATTTTAGGCCTTATGCGTAGAAGCACAGCGCTAGATAAGGTTGTAGATCAGCAAATGGGCAAACAAAGTCCATGGGAAATAGACATGAACGGAATGATTGCTGAGTATTGTGTGGCCAAGGCTTTAAACGTATGCCCAGATCTAACGGTCAGCGTACGCAGCGGCGGCAAAGATTTAGAAACGCCAGGCGGCTACTCTGTTGATGTGAAGTCAACAACATACAAAGATGGAAGATTGCTTTGTACTTTAAGCAAAGCAAATGAACCGTGTGATTTTTATGTGCTGGTGGTTACCGATGATGAGGGCGGGACCATCGCGGGATGGGCAGCAAAAGAGGATATCTTTTTAGATAAAAATAAACAGGATTTAGGCCACGGAGTTGGGTATGTTGTAACCCAGGCAAACCTAAACCACAACTTAGAAAAATTGATGCACTAATGAAAATTACCAATAAATTTAATTTGCCTGACGCGATTATGCGTTTAGCACAAAAGCCATCTTACTCAAAGGGGGCGGCACATCTATCGGTTACCGAGATGATGAACAGTCCGCAGATCTCTATCATGCGTCGCAAATATGATGATCAGATTGAGGTAGATGTTTCAACGCTTGTATTCTCTATGTATGGAACGGCGTTTCATAACATGCTTGAGAAGCACCCTGGTCCTAACGATATTGTTGAAGAGCGCTTATATGCGGAGTTCGATGGCTGGCATATTTCTGGCGCGATTGATGTGCAGACCGTAACAAAAGCCGGCATTGAAATTACTGACTGGAAAACAGTTGGTGTGTGGGCAGTACAAAATCCTAAGCCTGAATGGGAGCAGCAGTTAAATGTATATGCATGGTTGGTTGAACACCTGAAAGCAACTCCGGTTACAAAGCTTAGCATTGTTGCAATCATGAAAGACTTTAGCCAGAGGGATGCAGACACCCGCGCCAACTATCCGCAGGCTCCTATTATTACCCTTGACATTCCTTTATGGAGCATGGAAAGACGTGAAGAATACATCCGTGAACGCATTCATGCACACTCAGAAGCCCGTTTTGCAGAGGAAACTGGAGCAGTTTTGCCGCCTTGTACTTCTGAAGAAATGTGGGAAAAGGAAACGGTTTACGCATTAAAGAAAGATAAAGCAGTAAGAGCTAAGTCACTTCATGCATCCATGGAAGAGGCCGAAGCTGCATTAGAAGAAGCGGGCAAAGGATTTTATATTGAGACCCGTCCAGGCGAAAGAACTCGATGCAAGAGCTATTGCCAAGTTAGTAAATTTTGCAAGCAATACAAACTTTATACAGAGGAGCAACAAAATGTTTAAGAAATTAATGCGTAGATTTGAGGAAGAATTTATAGGTCAATCTAGGATTTGGGAGCCAGTAAAAGATAGCGTTTACTACGGCCGTATATCCGATGCTGAGGTTGAGGCTATGCGCGCCCGCAATGAGAAGGCTATTAATGCATGCATTGCAAAGATGGGCGAAAAGTGGGTACTCCATAAAAAACATCAGGTAATGCGCCATGAGTGCTAATGAGGGCCAGGTTGGCGGTACACACTACAAGGATAAAGCGATACAGCCGTGGGATTACATAGTCGCTAACAACCTTGGATATCTAGAGGGAAACATTGTGAAGTACGTTTCTCGCTGGAGGGAGAAGGGCGGCATTGATGACCTGCGTAAAGTATTGCATTACACACAAAAATTAATTGAAGTAGCAACCAAAGAGGAACTCAAATGAGTGTTTATAAGAAGTTACAAGATGCCCGTATCAAGTTACAAAATACGGCCCTGAAAAAATCTGGCCATAATAAGTTTGCTGGGTACTATTACTTTGAACTGGGCGACTTTCTGCCGTCTATTCAAAAGATCTGTGACGAAATCGGTTTATGCGGAATGGTATCGTTTAACCACGAGATGGCTTTCCTGCAGATCGTGGACACGGAAGACGGCAGTTCCATCATGTTTACGTCACCTATGTCTAGCGCCGCTTTAAAGGGCTGCCACGACGTTCAAAATCTAGGTGCGGTACAGACCTATCTGCGCCGTTATCTCTGGGTTAACGCCTTTGAAATCGTTGAGCATGACGCCTTGGACGCGGTGATGGGATCTGATGCACCAAAAAAGTCTGAGACAGTAGCCGTTAAGCCTGTGGCTGCTGCTGTTAGCGTGGCCCAGGCACCAGCAAAGAAGGTTGAATTACCAGGCCAGTGGACTTTAAAGCCGTTGAACGACGGCGGAACCACAGAGGAATGGCTTAACGGATTAAAGGTAGGCACAACACATTTGTTGCAGCTGGCCGCTACGCCGGATGATGTAGCCAATATCTTTAAAGTAAACCGCTCATTGTTTGACCGATCAAAAGAATTAGACCCCGCATTTTATGCAGAGCTGATGACTAGTTTTACAACAACCAAAAAATCACTAACTAAGGAGTAATAGCATGGACTTTTTAAACCGAGGCGCATTATTTTTATCTACACAACGTAAGTCAGAGAAGGCTCCAGAATTCTTTGGAAGCCTCAAGCTTGATCGCGCATACATCAAAGACTTGCTTGAGAAGACCGATGAAGATGGCATTGAAGTAAAGCTATCAGCCTGGAAGAAGCCAACCAAGACCGGCGGTACATTCTTATCATTGGCTGTAGATACATTTGTTAAAACTAATGCTGCACCTGCAGCACAACAAGAGGAGCGTGATCCATGGGCGTAACTAAGAAACCAGCAGTGGTTGCTAAAACCGCAGCCAAAAAACGTGGCCGTCCTGTAGGCTCGAAGAATAAAACCTCGGCTCAGCAAAAGCCGGTAAATTGGGAAAGGTTAGCTAAGCAATTGCAACAGGCATTGGCTGCTCAGATTAGAGAGGCCGATTCTTACAAGAATTTGTTTGAGGAATTGCAAGAGGTTGCTCAACCAGTTTCTGTGCTTAATTTTTGGCAGCGTGTAAAGCTTGTGTTTACAGGTAAATATTAATGGAAACCAGTCAGTTTGAAGCAACGAAAATGGCGCTCAAGCAGACTAAGGACGGCCATGTACTAACCCTTTCAATCCATCCGGATGAGATCCCAGAAGAGATTCTGAGGGACTTTGTGGGGGCCAGGTACATGGTGGTCATGGTAAGGCTGGCAGACACTGAGGTACCGTTTAACCGCGAGGAATTTACTGGCGCTAAACTGGTCAAGATTGCTGGCATGCTATGCCGAGATAAGATGTTTTGGAACTTCTTGCATGAAGAAGGTTATATTTTTAAGGAAAACGAAATGGAAGCAACAGAGTGGCTATATGACTACTTGTCTATTCCATCGAGGGCAGAGTTAAAAACCAATATAGAGGCTCAGCATTTGTTTGAGAAACTTAACCAGGAGTTTAAGCAATGGAAAAATTAATTCCATACAGTCTGTATTTGCCGGCTGAGGATGTAAACAAGTTACGAGAAATGGCTAAGACGCGCAGGGCCGCATCCTTTGTTAGGGATGCAGTATCAGCCGCTTTTGATGGAAGAAACCATTATTCTAGTGGATACAACAAGGGTCTTCGTGATGCCTGTAAAGTCATACGCGACACTAAGGAAGCGTCAACGTTACTGATTGGCAACGATAAACTTAGCGATATTTTGGTGGAGCGCATTGATATGCTGGAAGATCATGGAAAATAAAGACAGAGAACATATGCGATTTTTGGCGGCCTGCTTTGCGTTAGTTGGAGGCTCTACTGCAGCCAATGCTGTAAGGCTGGCCGATGAACTTTTAAAGGAACTAGAGTCTAATAAAGTTACCGGCGGAATAGTTGATATAGTTCCAAAAAGAAAACGCAGTAAATAAGAAATGAATTTTTTATTGTTTTGCGTTGCAGTAATGATAGCTCTACTTGCATGGGTATTAAACACGCAACTAGAGCCTTCAGTTTATGCCTGTTCTGAGGTTACTCAGAAGGATCCGATAGAGGTACAAAAGCTCTGTGAGAGCGCTAGAAAGGGTAAGTGGTGGATGAAATAGAAGAGGTTATACTAGCCCTAAGAGCGGCTGGGTGGGCAGTTCCCAGTTACACAATATTAGATACTGGAGTACTGTACTTTGACAATAGACAGCAAGAAGAAATCGATCCTGCAGTTCATCTCGAAAAACCCAGGGGTGACGTCAGTTGATATTAAGGTTGGCCTAAGCCGGTCTGCGGTTGGCGCTCATGCCAGGACCCTGATGGACGCCGGAATGATAATAAAAGATGCTGCCAATGGGTGGCATATTGCAAATGATTTTGTTGTATTT